TGGCGGGTGTCCATACCGGTAAATCACTTGTCATGTGCTCGATGGCTGCAGACAATTTATCGTCTGGTCGTAACGTACTTTATATAACACTGGAAATGTCTGAGGAAGAAACCACCAAACGAATTGATGCCAATCTACTCGACATCGATATCAACAGGCTGAAGAATACAACAAAAGAAAAATTTCTTACAAAGGTTCATAACATCCAAACGAAGAATAATGGACGTTTGGTCACTAAACAATTTCCTACAGGCGCGGCACACGTTGGTCACTTTAGGGCATTGCTTAATGAGCTGGCCTTAAAAAAGAATTTTGTGCCTGACATCATTTACGTTGACTACATAAATATTTGTGCGTCATCTAGATTGAATGCGTCAAATTCATCTGACTCGTATAATTACGTCAAATCGATTGCCCAAGAAATGCGTGGATTTGCGATTGAAAATAACGTACCTGTCGTGACAGCCACGCAGGTTAACCGATCTGGTTATGGTGCATCTGATGTAGACATGACAAACGTGTCAGAATCCTTCGGACTTCCTGCGATTGCAGACTTCATGATTGCACTTTTAACGAGTGAACAACTCAAAGCATTGAACCAAATACAGGTCAAGCAACTTAAAAATCGATTTGGGAGCATGGACCATTTTAACCGGTTCGTTATGGGGGTTGACGTAATGAAGATGCGCTTCTATGATTTAGAAGAAGACGCTCAAGACTTAGCAGATGCAGGTGACACAACTCTCAATACTGAAAAAGTAGGTATTGAGGAACCCATACGCAAGGAACTGAACTTTGACTAGAGGAAGAGAATAGTGAAAACACTTGACGAATTAAAAGCATGGCTCGAAACAGCCGAACATATAAAAAGATTCCCACCTAGTAACGAAGGTAACAAATTGTTCGCAACATGGGGCGGCATACAATCTCAGCTATATAAAATCAGTGGTGAGTTTGGAATGATTATTTTTCTGAAAAGTAGAAAAAATTCCGAAACTGATTGTTCGATCCAAATGGAATCAATATACGTTAATCCAAATGGTGAGGTCATTCCAAAAAATCAGTGTCAGGTGGGAATGATTGCCCAGCAGTTATTGACCATGACTGGACTCGTCGAAGGTGGTGAACTTAAACCACACACAGCTGGTCGCGCGTTCCAAGAATATTATATAACTACCCCCGATGGTACTGAGTATGTCGTCCGAAAAATTCATTCGCGTGACGTGTGCCCAAAGGAGGATACAGATGCGACATAAAATCATTGATAAACATCCCCGGATCGACCTAAGCGACGAAACGAAATATGATCCGGTGCTGGTGGGTATATTGGCCCGGCAAGTAATTGACTTGTTCATGAAAGAAATTGTGACCACAGATAAAGAGGATACAGATGACGATTAGCGCAAAAATTATTGCGGATTCTGTCTCACCAGATGGGGTTCGTATAACCACATATGAACTTGAGTATCCCCGATTTATTCATTCCGAACTGATGACTCATCGTGCATTCTCTCGCAATGCTGCCAGCTCTAGGGCTATCCCGATCAAGCGAATGATTGAACTCATCAAGGAAGATACGGCCATGCCTATCCATTGGGGTAAGCACCAGTCGGGCATGCAGGCCGATGAAGAGTGTAATGCTTACATGAATATCGGAACCCCCCAACACGCTAGTCGTGAAGAGGCGTGGTTGTCCGCCCGTGATAAAGCTATCGAGATCGCGGAAGCCTTCGCTGAAGCTGGATATCACAAGCAAATTGTCAATCGAATCCTTGAACCGTTTTCGCATATCAAAGTGGTAATCACTGCCACAGAATTTGAAAATTGGTTTTACCTTCGGAATCATACCGACGCTCAACCAGAAATCAAGGACTTAGCAGGCAAAATGTTGGTTGCAAAAGAGGCAAGTACTCCAAAAGAGCTAGAATTGGGTGAATGGCACGTCCCGTACTATAAGGACGGATATTGGATCGAGTGTCAAAGTGACGAGACATTGTACGAGGCTCAAATGATTTCGGTGTCGTGTTGTGCACAAGTTTCTTATCGTCGTAATGATGATTCATTGGAGAAAGCTGAAAAGATTTATGATCGATTGGTGACTTCACAGCCTCCACATTTGTCACCTACGGAACATCAGGGCACCCCTATTGATATCGATTGGGTGGATAACCCCCCCGAAGGTGTCACACACCTTGCGCACGACAAAAACGAGCTTTTACATTCATGGTCCGGGAACCTTAGGGGCTGGATACAATATCGCCAGACCATAGACGTTATTGTCTGTGGTGAGCAATTGGAGTTAGACCTTTGAGAATAGTTAATGACATGCTGCCAGTAGAAATTTGGACTTGCCCACACATGGCGGCCCGATGGGTTGTGATGTTGGCACACCTTTATTATGTCAGAAACGAATCGATAGTGTATGATCACGAATTCGACAAGCTTTCGAATTACGTTGCTGACCATTGGGAAGAACTTGAGCCTATTATGCAGCACCAGCTTGGTTCTGCCGATGATATCAGGTCTGGGGGTAGTCATGTTCTGATTACCCAGATGGGTGTGGGTGGTGCGTGCCATCTTAGTGTTGATAACCACCCAAGAGGACACCAGATGACCCCATGGAAATTTCCAGACGTGAAGCGACATGAAAAATTTAATGTGCTCTTCGCCCCGATGATTTAGTTGTGGAGGCTGAAATTCAGCCCTTGACTCTCCGTTGTGGTGTGCTATTGTTCATCATCAAAGAACCAACGAGGGCTTAACATTAAGCCCATGGAGAGAACATCATGACCAACCGCAAACTGGAATACATCAAAATCATCCAAGACCAAGTCAATCGTTTTGATGCGATTGAATGTATGGTCCGTATGGTGGTCCGGGGCGACTCCCGCGCTGTCATCGTTTCGGGTGGTGCCGGTACTGGCAAATCTTACTCTGTCGAGAAGGTTGCTCAGGAAGAAACAATCAGCAGCCAAATCGAATTCAAGATTGTTAAGGGTTATATGCGCCCCACAGCACTTTATGCGTTGCTGTATGAGATGCGCAATTCTAACCAAGTCCTTATCCTTGACGATTGTGACCAAGTCATTCGTGATGAGGTCGGTCTGAACATCCTTAAGGCTGCTCTGGATACCACTGCCAGTCGTGTTATTGACTGGCGCACTAAAGCACCAATGAAATATGAAGACGCTGAGGGCGTAGAGATGGAAATCCCGAACTCGTTTGAGTATAAGGGTTCCATCGTTTTTGTGACCAATATCGATTTCGACAAAGAGATCGCCAAGGGTCACAAACTGACTCCTCATCTGGAGGCATTGATCAGTCGCGCATCCTATATCCGTCTGAACATCGACACCCCATTGCATAAAATTCTTCGGTGCGGGTGGATTGCTTATCGGGGTGTTGCCAAGACCCAAGGCCTGACCAATACCCAATTTGATGAAATCAACAAGTTCATGTTTAGCCATGCAGACCGGCTCCGTGAAATTAGCATTCGGGCTGTAATCAAAATGTGCCAACTCTTCAAGGCTGACGAAGCTACTTGGGAAGATATGGCCCGCATTACCTGCCTTAAGGAGGCGTAACAATATGAGTAGATATCGCGACAACGATGATGGTCCCGGCGACGGCGGATGTTTTTGGGTTATAGTGATCCTGTTCCTTATCTTTGGCCCAGACCTTTGTTCTGATGATTCAGGGAGTCCAAATCCTGATGAAGGTTACACCATTATCGGAAATCAGTCCCGTGATATCTACGCCCCTCCTGTTGATTGCTCATTGAACGATTGCGGCCCGCCCCGAAAGGATAATTAATATGCCTTCTTACGTGAAAATGTGCCGCATCAAAGTGGCAGCCTTGGCAGACAAAGCTATTCCAAATGTTCAGGCCGTCAGGGACAAGGAGATGCAAGAAGCCTTCGATAAGACGGTTGAGGATCAACTCAAGACCCGCAAATATTTTTTCTTTGGCCCAAAGACCACCACGGAAGAAGCCCGCGAAATTGCACATTTCAATCGGAACAAGTTCTCGGAATACCGTTACAACCAGAAAATTCACAAATTCCAATGGTTGCTCGACGCATCGCGAACAACGCACTGTGAGATGATTCTTTCCATTGAAGATCACCACGACCTTTCGTATTGGGCTGAAAGAGATACGTCATGAAGAGACTATTTAACATCATCACGCCGATCATCGCTTATCGTCATAACGAACTTTTGGCTATTTGGAGTATTTGTGCATTTTAGGTGTTGACTCTCTATTGGGATGTGCTATTCTCTAATCATCAAAGAGAGCTTGAACCTCAAGCCTAACAACGGAGAGAACATCATGGCCAACATGAAACACGTAATCATCATGAGCATGAGCATGGACGGACTGGCCCGCACCGCCGCGGAACGTGTAGAGGAACTCACACACAAAGCCAAAGCTTCCCTGACGTTTAGTGACTTCGGTGATTTTGTTGATTGCGTCAGAGTCTTCGCCATGCAAGACGATGCTGAGGTTATTTCATCCCGTCCGGCCACACTCAGCAACAAGCAGGCCTACTCAATTATTTTTGACGACAAATCCCGCATCACTGTAGTTCATGGATAAAAATGCATTTTAGGTGTTGACTCTCCGTTGGGATGGTGTATTCTCTAATCATCAACCAACGGAGAGAACATCATGGCTAAGCAATCCCTCACAATCTATCCAAATGACACATTCCTTATCGGCGGTGACTTGTTCTATGGCGTCGTCATTGAAAAAGTGAATAACCGTTGGGTGTTCTTTTGTAACACATTCAACCCTCAAGGTGTTCAAACCCAAGCACACATTTATACAAGCCAGTTGACCCGTGGCATGAAAGCCGGAACAGTCGTCAAGACAAATTGCCCCGAACTTAATTGGGACATGCCGATGAATGAGCAGCGCGCTCACCTCGCCAAACAAACTGCATTCACTGCAAAATAGGTGTTGACTCTCATATCAGGCTAGCCTATAGTCAAATCATCAAGCCTAACAACGGAGAGAACATCATGGGAACCATCAATAGGGCAACAGGCCAGCGCATAAATCACTTCGACAAGATGACAAAAAGCGATGTGGTTTTCTTCATGAAGGAGCAAGGCTTTGAATTGGAATTTGAGGTCTTGAACAAAGGTGCTTGGAACCAGTCCCGATTCTTCTTCGTTATGATCGATGGCGAACGGCACAATTTATACAAGATCATGAGGGGCGAAAAAGCTAACTGGGATGATATGTGGTCTGCTTTTAAAGCCGCGTCTGGTGTACGAGACCGCTAATCCTGAACCATTCACCGAAGATGACGCAAACGAATATTGAAACGGAGACCCCGACCATGCAAACGAAGTTTACGGACGAAGAGATGAGTGACGTACTGAGTGAAGTGTCACGTTGTATGCACATGCACAATCTTCACGGGGATAAAAACAAGGTTGGGTACCTTGAAGAAATCCAGGATATGATCGAAGGGCTCAAGGAAGGCCGCAAGGCAACTCGACAGCCCTTATCTTCCGACAGAATGTCCCGGTGGGGATCGAACAAGTAAATAAAAGTAAAATGGGGTTACCCTAGTCCCGATAAAAATAAATAAACTTTTTTAAAGTTTGTAAGAAACTTTTAAATAAAAATAAATAAAGTTTGAACAAAATAAAAATAAATAAAGTTCGAAAAAATAAAATAAAAATTTTTAAAAGTGGATAAAAATAAATAAACTTTTTTAAAAGTGGATAAAAATAAATAAAAAATTTTGAAAGTTGGGAAAACACTGGGAAAAATAAGTAAAAGTGGAAAAAAACTTTTAAAAATAAGTAAAAAAAGTTCAGACGCTCTTTGACATTGTTGGAATGCTTCGGTGGGATCGTAACCCAGCCTTATAAATACCTGCATGGTATACTATACGGTCTATGAGATTACGAACCTGCGGAATGGTAAAGTCTATGTGGGAAAACACAAGACAAAAAAGTTAGACGATGACTATTTTGGCTCGGGTACGATTATCCGGCTTGCGATCAAAAAACACGGGATCAAAAATTTCTCGAAAAAAATCCTCTACTGCTATAAGACTTCGGACGAAATGGATGCGAAAGAAAAATCCATCGTCAATGAAGAATTTTGCGCACGACGCGACACCTACAATATCAACGTGGGAGGCGCCGGAGGTTTTCACCATATAAACACGTCGCGCCTGAATAATTCTGGCCACACAAAAAACTCCTATCGGCGGCAGCAAGTTTCTGATGAAGAGCTTGAGCGAAGATTGAAAATCATGCGCCAAGTCGATTCAAACACGTATGCTGGCCAGCTCATAGGGGTCAATAGATCGGTTGTGTACCGTATGCGAAAAAGGTATGCAGACCGCTTGACAAGCAAATAGCGATGTGATAGAGTTCTAGTAACTAAATAGCTTAATGCGGAATGGAGGAGTTTGGTTTCCTTGTCTGGCTCATACCCAGAAGACGCAGGTTCAAATCCTGCTTCCGCACCCAAAATTCTAACAAGGCTGTGGGTGATGCTACAGTGCCTCTGGCGAGTTGTGATACTCCCGTTGTTCCTTCGCAACCCGCGCGAGAGGCCAAAGTTTATGGGGGCGTCCGGTAATTACCCTGTCGTAAGGTCATAGCAATGACAATCGGAATTCTGGTCGAGGGAGGATATCCCTTGCGCCCCTGCCAAATAAAAATGCATTTTAGGTGTTGACTCTCTATTGGGATGATGTATTCTCTAATCATCGAAACAACGGAACAGGGAATTACATCATGGCTTACATCACCAGAGAAGAAGTTCAGGTCATTCGCAAAGAGCTGAAGGCAGCATTCCCAAAAGTGAAATTTTCAATCACTTTGCGCCACAGCTCCAGCCTCCATATCGTAATTTTGAAGGCATCATATGACGTTAACTTTCCTGCCGGGCAGGATTACACAGGCATGAACATTTCGCGGTTGGACGAATGTAGGGATCATCCCAAAGCTACATTGGACGCCGCCCGCAAAATGAAGGCCATCGCCAACAAAACGAATTTCGACGAATCGAACATCCAAGAAGATTATTTTCACGTTGGTTTTTACCTCCACATTTCTTTTGGTGACTGGGAACGTCCTTATCAGAAAATTGCATAAAACTGCAAAATAGTTGTTGACTCTCTGTTGTAAGGTGGTATTCTCTAATCATCGAAGAGGGCTTGAGCTTCAAGCCTAACAACGGAGAGAACATTATGACAAACGCACAAATCGAAACCGCAATCCTGAATTCCCTGAATACCAACTTCCGCAAATTCGTTCCATGGGATACATTCGATTGTACACACGGTCAGTACGACATGGTTCTTGATAGCATGATTGATCGCGGCATTGTTGCATGGGTCAAAGCACCGTCAAAATCCGGCAAAACTATGCAACGTATGCTCGAAGTCATTTAAATGTATTAGGGGGTTGACTACCCCCTACATATTGCCTAGAGTACATACATCGAAACACGGGCTTGCAGTTCAAGCCTTACAACGGAGAGACATCATGAAATTTGCTAAAATTTTTGACCACGACAAATTTGGACAGATTTTGATTCGCATGTCGTACAAGGAAGGAATGTTTATGTACGTGACATTGGCGATTGGTGAAGACCTCGCCGAAGTCTCTATGGAGTTCAAAGATGCTGAGGCATTAGAAGAAGCTTTTAATCGTACCGAATTAGACGATCTGGATGAAATTTGTCAGACCATTGCTCAATATGCCGACAATGGTGACATTCCTGAGGGTGAAGATATTCCTATTAGTGGCGTCGTAGGCAAAACCGTTCATTAAGAGATGAGTGCCCTGTTTTTTTCTTTCTTATTTGACAGGGGCCGGAAGCTGGGTGTAAATTTCAGTAAAATGTCGATCAACTAATGTTTACCGGTATCGACCACTTTAAAGATTTAGTTGATTGTTGGAGAACGTTTTGAGTAGCTCTAAGCCGACAAGTACGCAACAATCAACTAATTGATATATGTAGTGAAGCCGAAAAGTGAGGCACGCGACCTGATAAACGCGAGAACGGGGTGCAATACCTCGCACTACACCAGTTTAATAAGTTTGTGTGACAAGGTTATCATAAAGGTGCATGTAGCTCAGTTGGAAGAGCGCTTGATTAATATCAAGAGGCCGTTGGTTCGAAACCAACCGCACATTTCACACAATGAAATTTCCACAGAGCCAACGGCCTAATGACCGGGCACAGGAAGTTGATTGGTAAAACCCATCTAGGGTTGAGCTAGTCCACAGGCGAACCGAATGGGGAAGTGCCGTCACGCAGCACCCTGTGGAAACACTATAAGAATTGCGTCACATTTGTGCCGCTTAGAATTTACATCAGGAAGCATAATTCCGTATTCAAGCAAGGTCAGGGAATCGACCCCGTGAGTGGAAAAGCCAAACGTTGGGTGACCAATGTAATCCGAAAGATTGGGCCGTTCTAGAGCCGCCCGAAAACCTAAATGGCGTAAACGCCGGATGGCGACCTGATGTAACGCGTTAATATAAGAGGAAATGAAATGCCCCTATACGAAGCAAAAAAATGGATAACCATTGAAGACTGCAGAGCAGCCCCAAACGAATACTTCATTTTTGGGGACAACGTTGCAAGATGGGGTAAGGGCGGACAAGCCCAAATCAGGGACGAACCCAATGCTATCGGAATTCCTACCAAGTTTTCACCATACGAATATTTTTCTGAGGATGCGGACAAAATCGTTCCAGCAAAAATTGCTGTGCAAAAAAGTATTATCAAAGTGAAGGGCCTTCTCGATGCTGGTCATATCGTCTGGTTCCCCATGGACGGGGTAGGGACGGGTTTAGCCAAGCTACAGGAGAAGGCCCCACAAATTCAAGAACTCATTCACGAAGAGATTGAGTGGCTATATGATAGGTACTGATCGATTACTTAAGAGTACAGGCTGAAATAGTCATTGACTCTCTATTGGGATGGTGTATTCTCTATTTTCACTCACCTCTAGGAGACTAAATAATGAACAAGGTCAAAACACCAATTGCGGGTCATTACGAGATCCGCAATTCCAAGGGTGAGTTCATCGCGACCGCTAGGTTTAGCCGTAGGCGCGTATATGACTTCACCGAAGCGTTTTATATAGATCGCCGGACTGGTGAGAAGGTCGAAACCGACCACGCATTCGCAAAGGATTTTAAGGAATTTTTGGTCAACAAAGATTTCGGTTAGAAACACGAAGGAATATGTAATGCTGAATATTTTAATGGGTCTTATTGCCGCAATCACACTATCTAACTCAGAACCTGAATATATATACATTCATCTGTGCAATGATATGGCTCGATCAGTAACGCTGATGTCTGAAGAAGCCCCACAATTTTCAACCGACACCATATTCATTCGAAATGTATCCAATATGCAGACCGGTGAAATTATCGGTGATGTTTGGTTCCGTGGCGAAAGGTGGACTTGTGTAACAACTAAAATCCAGCTACTAATACTGGAAGATAGAATCTTCTCGCTACCCGAAGCGGACACTGGCCCTACATTTTAACTAAACCGGAAATCAGTCATGGCAAAAAATAAAAAAGAAAAGATTGGTTTAGCCCAAAATAGACCATACACTAAAGAGGAATGGGACGATATTAAGAAAGCATTGTCAGATGTCCCCGATGTCCTTACTGGAAGATCATTTGTAACTATTGATAAATACTTTGAGGGTCAGAAATAACTATGGCCAAATTTTATGTGACATGCAAATTTTATGTGACGTAAAGAGTTTATTCCTATCGACCAAGCAAGCGACTGGGCCTCCCTGTTAAGGAGAGATTGCGGGGAGCGTTACCTCGGATAGGAGCCAAAATTAGTAATGCATGTAAGTCGGCAGACCAAGAGGTGCGACGCCTTGCATACGAAAATCCGGTAGCGCGTAGAATCCGGCAAGTAGGTTGCAAAGCCTGCATCATTTTACACATAGCGAGAATTTATTATGAGTGACACAAAACATGATGCATTATGGGTCCTACAGGAAAATTTAAAGAGGTGCAATTCTCTGATAAAAACCGGTCACGCTGATTCTAACAGGGCGTTGGAAAAAGCTTCAAAGATTGAAATCTCCACTGATGCATTCGAATCCGCGATTAAATTGTTGCAAAACGCTGGACTTAGTAATGCGACCAACAGTCCGTTATGGCAGCTTGAAAGTATGCTTAAAAGTAAACGAGATCACATCGCAAAATTATACGACATATCGAAAAATTGTCTGTCTGGCCTCCCTGATCTTATAAAAGAAGCAAACCAATACGAAGAAGCCGCCGACATTCTTGCACAAAGGGTCCCCCATGACTAGGCGTTTAATGAGTGACGATAACGACACAACACAGCGCAATATATACAGAAGAATAAATCTTAATGCAGTGTTGTATAATGGCGTCCCCGGAATTATTTTGGTATCTGATATCGAAAATCATGTAAAAGAATTTTTTGTGAACAATCCCGCTGCAAATTTTGTGATGTGCTCGGACAACATTGTAGATGCTGTCACACCACATGTGCCCGATGGTATATCAATTTCCTCGGATGCCTATGCCACTGTCGATTACATCACTATCGGCTATCTAAAACCCGAAGACATTTTTCAGAAAAATGTTAGACAGTCTGAAGGTATACAAATCGTTCGTGTAGATAAGGAGTAAATAAATGTTGACAATTTTGGCGTATGTTGCTACGTTCGTTTTAGGCGTTGTAATTGGTGTTATTGGAATTTTTTGTTTCGGTATCTACATTATCAGTGAATCGCCATATCTCAGACAAGCCACAGAACCGAAATCTACCTTCGATAAAAAATCATCGGTGTTCGATAAAAAGTAAACACCAACATTACATTATGGGAAATTGAAATGACAAGAATTCTGGAACAAGGCAACTCATATAGTATTCATCACGACAAAGATTTTACCGTTCATGATGAATTGCCCCAAGGCACGTATTCAGTGCGGTATAATGAGATGAAAGATGAATATTTTCTCCTGAAGGTGGAAGATTTCACATTGCCAGACAAAATTTATGGCGACACCGAAAAGATGTCCGACAGGATTCTCAATACATTCAATTGTCGGGACGGCTCAACGGGTGTGCACCTCGATGGCATGAAGGGGTCAGGTAAAACGTTGCTGGCTAAGATGCTGTCTGTACGCGGTGCCGAACAAGGCTTTCCCACAATTGTGATCAATGAGCCATACTTTGGCGAGACGTTCAATCGTTTCATGCAAAGCATCGGAAACGACACAATCGTTTTATTTGATGAATTTGAGAAGGTGTACGATACAGACGATCAACAATTTGTTCTGACGCTGTTTGATGGCACCTACACCTCCAAAAAAATGTTCATCATCACAACAAATGAAAACTGGCACGTTTCCGATTTTCTTAAGAATCGTCCGGGCCGTATGTATTATGCACTGAAGTTTTCAACTTTGGAAGAAAACTTTGTTCGGGAGTATTGTGACGAGAACCTGAATAACAAAGACAACATTGACTCCGTGGTAACTTATGTTGGCGTTTTCGATGTCTTTAATTTTGACATGCTTGCTTCCGCGGTCGAAGAAATGAATCGGTACGACGAAACACTCACCGAAGTTATCAAGTACATGAACATCGAGCCCACGGCTGGCCATTTCTCTTCATACGAGGTTGCTATGCATATTGGTGGCCACACCAAAATTATGAATTCTTCGTACGAACCAGAAGAAGATGTTTTCGACCTGAATTGGTACGTCAGTAAACATGCCATCCAAAACATGATCGATGAAGACGCCAATGTCAATAAGATTTGGCAAGCACACAGCTGGCGGGACACTATTAAATTTGTGGGGTCTGATCTAATCTCGTATGACAAAGAAACGAAAATGTATACATATTCAAAGACACCTGATAAAGGTGACATGTATCTCACGATGACGAAAAACACTCGTACACAATTTAGCCCCATGTCTATCTTGGGCGTCTAAAATCAAATCACACAAACACATAAAGGGGAATGTCATGACGATGTAATTAAACACGGAGAAATGACATGAAAGAAAATAAAACGTACGAGAAACCTGATGCCCATTGGTCTTATGTATTTTACCCAACATGGGTTGAATCTGATGATTGGTATCATTGTACTCTCACGTATCTTGGGCGCCCTAAGACACATAACGAAAGACGCTCTGTGGGTAATGCAACAGAGCAGGGTGTTCGTGTGCGCGCAAAGAGAAACGCGCACCACCTCGCCAGTGATTGGGACGATAAGTGGGTCCCTTCCACAAAAAGCTGGAAGAAATCTCATCGTTGTAAAAAACAGTACTTAAAGAACATTTAGTTGTTGACTCTCCGTTGGATTGGTGTATTCTCTAATCATCAAACAACGGAGAGAACATTATGGCAAAGTTCGTAGCGACATTTAGCAAATTGTACGAAGACGATATATGGGCATTCGATATGGTTGTTGAGCGCGATGATCTTGAAGAAGCTTGGAACCGGGCAATGACATTTCGTTTCGATCACAACAGAAATGAAACCGGTCAGCCATGTGTTTTTGTGGCGCACATTTTACCCGCCTCCAAGTTCGTTACAGAACCGGATGGATTTATCAATAGCGAACAACGCTGGTAGGGATCATTATGAGTTTACAAACTTTCAGTAAAATTATTTCCAAGCCATCGGGTGTATTCTCAATGGAATACCAAACATGGCAGAAAACAGAAACTAAAGAATGGCAGACCCACACAACCACTGTGTGGAGTCTGGGTACCATTTATATGTCGGGATTGAATTATGAACAAAATTTTTAACATCATATTTTGTATTGCAGGTCTGTTTCTTATCGGAATAGGCTTGTTCTTGATATACACAGGATTCTCAATGAGCCTCCTATGGATGTTTATATTGTGGATTTACGCCATTGGTCCCATCGCAGGTGGAACTTTGGCAATTGCGAGGGCGATAGAATGAAAAGTTCAACCCAAGACAACATCGTGTACTGCATACTGGCTTGTGTTATGTGCATCATCACGCTTAGTGCGTTCATAGGGATTTACCACCAGCAACAAAGTGAAACTGAGATTGAACGTCTGAAATTGAATGTGGTCGCGGAGTGCGTATTGGTACAAGCCAGACCATTGCCAGAATGTGAATCACTGTTTGATAGTTGGGAAGGATAATCCGATGTTATTAGTACTATGGCTACTGCTCCAATCTTGGCATGATTGGGTCTCCAACGAATTCGACGATTCAAATAAATATCACAAGCTGTGTAAGGTACTCAGCGGGATCGGTTTCGTCGCAGCAGTATTCGGCGCCGTAATTTTTGGTGCCCCGGTGGTGGCGGGCCTGATCATTGGTCTCCTTGATTTTGTGTTTGGGGGTGCCTATGTTGTGGATGTCATATCCGTTATATTCGCTGGTCTTATGCCTGCCCTTAAACTTAACGTTATAGCGTTGCCGTTCACATTATTCGGCTTTGTGGGATTCCTGAATTACCAAAAGACTAAACAAAGCCAGCCTATCCCGTCCTTATAAATAAAAGTAACCAATTAAGAGAAAGCAAATGCGTAATCCAGTAGCAAGAGATATTCATGATCCCCGCTACCGCATGCGCATTCGTAAGCATAAGCGCCGCGAGGCCAATAAAAGAGCATGCCGACGCTGGCATCAATCAAAAGAAGATTAAGGACCCCATGGCTAAACTACAAACATTTGAACGCCTGATGCGCCGCACACGTGCCATTATCGAAACTGCCAAGAAGAGGGCAAAGGCAAAAAAGAAGAGTCTCCCCAAGACAAAAAAGGTCGGCACGTCTGCTGGCAAAGATCAACAGAATATTATCGTCCAAGGCAAAAAGAAGCCAACCAAAGCGCAGAAACGCAAAGACGAAAAGCTTCGCAAAGAACGCCAAGACAAAGACAGTTAATTTAGTCTTACATCAAAAGTAAAAGAGAGCTTCGCGGCTCTCTTTTTTTTGTCTGCAATTAAGTGTTGACTCCAATATCATTCTCATCTATAAGGACAGTTCAAAGAACAGAACTCAACCCAAGAGGACCAATGAAACTAACAATCCCCAAACCCTTAGCGATCATTTTGATGACCGCATTCGACATCCTTATGTGCTTGGTATTGCCAATGATTGCCAATGCTGGTACATTCGGACTTCTTGCAGCATTTGTTGTTGCAGCCCTTTTGATATGGGCCAATATATCAGTATTCAACTGGATCAATAGAGATCCAGTCCGAACCAAAATCAAGGAATAACACATGATGAAGAAATTTTTATTTCCCCTTGTGCTTATGGCAATGGCCATTGGTGCGGTTGGTTGCGTCGAAAATGTCCCGGTGGGCCATGAGGGCGTATTGATCAACAAAACATCTGGTGACGGTGTGGTGAACGAAGAATTGGGTGTCGGTTGGCACTTTGTTTCGCCCAATCAGGAAATCGTATCGTTCTCACTTCGCGAACAAAATTATACTTGGGAACAAGGTGCGATTGCAACACGTGGTCGCGGCGACAATACCGAACGGTATTATGCCAATGATGAATCATTCCGTATGACAGATACTGACGGGCTTCAAATTGGAATGGATGTTGGTATTCGTTTCCGAGTTGCGGCAGGTATGTCGTCTGATTTGGTGAGTCGTTTTGGTTACCAGCGCCTTAGTTCTGGACTTGAGCCGATTATTGACGGTCGAATTCGAAACAGTGTCCGGTCGGCAATGAACGATATTGTATCACAGATGACAGCCGAAGAAATTTACGGCTCTGGTCGAACTCAACTTCTTGTTGATGTACAAAACCTTGTCTCATCAGAACTGGAAAATATTGGCCTGAGTGAGGTGCAACTTTATTGGGTTAGTGCGATCCGCATCCCCGACGAAGTAACCACCCGAATTAACGCGAAGGTCAACGCTGAACAAGACGCTCTCACGCGAGAAAATCAGGTTGCGATTGCTGAAGCCCAAGCCCGGATCGATGTCGCTCGAGCGGACGGCGAGGCCAATGCGTTAATTGCACAGGCCCGCGGTGAAGCCGAATCCCGGTTGTTGATTGCTGAAGCCGAAGCTGCAGGCATCCGAATGTTGGGTGACGCCCTTCAGCGCAATCCCCGTGTTGTGGAACTTCGAGCAATCGAAGAATGGGATGGTAAACTTCCTGTAACGATGTTGGGTGGTGACGGCGCTGTGCCATTCATCAATGTCCCGACCAGTAATTAACAGTCCATAAAATCAAAAGGGGAGCTTTCCGGCTCCCCTTTTTTATTAAAAGATCACTAAGAATTTCTTCCGGGGTTTATTTTCGTCTTCCAGTCTATCAACCTTAGCTGATCCCGCTTGCGCCAATTCGGTATATAATAGTATTGGAGGCTTGTATTGCTGTACAATTAAGACGGTATAGGACATTCTTTTCGACTTCTTCTCCAATAGTCGATTTGTTGGCGGTGAAGGTGTCGGTCGTTTGCCACGTTGTTCCTTTATCAAAAGACCGTTGCAACGATACCGTACCAGTCCCACTGAAAGTTAGGGATAGGTTGAAACGACGTAGAATATATGCTGTCGCGGATGTTCCGACTGCAGAAAAAGTTCCATTTATTTTTGTTGACATTGGGTTTCCTTATAAGATCGATGCGTCCATAGTTATTTATACAAAATGACCCTCCACGTCATTTTGTTGTTGACTTTTAACATCGGTTATGTTATAATACCGATGTTAAAAGTCTGAAATATTTAGGAAATAAAATGAACGAACCGCCGTATACCGCCGAATTCATCATGGGCGCTTGGATATTAGACACCACGAAAAACTCTAACACAGAACTTGATTTGGATGCCTTAAAGGATACGCCCTTTTATGAAGGGCTTGTCACCATGGCTGAATTTATTGAGCCCGTCATGTTAGACAGGGAATTGCGCCATGAATTCACACAGGCAAGATCTGATTTAATGGCCACAACATTGAAAAATATTGTAGAAGAATTTAAACACGACGATACCGCATCTGCGATAATTAATGGTCGACTAAAAGACCTTGCAGACGCCATAGAAAATTTAAAGCACATGATGCCGTAACCTTTGGCTTCTCTCTAGTATAAATAGATATACAACACACTAGAGGAAAAATAGGCATGGATAAATTTTCAGAATTTACGACAGAATCTCTGTCCTTTATGGGCCGCAAGAATCTCGCCCGCGCCGCGAAGCGTCGTAAAGGTGCCCTTAAGGTTTCGAAGAAACGCGCCAAGCGAAGAACAGCCAGTCTAAAGACCTTGATTGTACGCACACAGCGGCGTGCCCGCAGTGCTGTGGCGAAGAAATTCCTCCATGGCGTATCAAAGAGCAAACTTTCCCATGCCGCCAAGTCTCGCGTAGAAAGACAAGTCACGTCTCGGGAAGGTCTATTGAAGCAGTTACGCAAGAAGTTACTGCCAGCAACCCGAAAAGCTGATCGAAAGAAGTAATCATGATTAAGTCGTTTTCCAAATTTATTGGGAATATGGAATCACCGGTGGCGATACCGCCGGTTAAATCTGCTGTGGTTGTCTGGGGAGAATTTAATCCTCCTACGCGCACACACGGGGAAATGTTAGAACGCGCCGAAGCGCACGCCAAATCAATCGGTGCTCATGTGTTTATATACACAACACCCCACAGAGACAATAAAAAACGACCATTGATATACGAAGAAAAAATTAAATTCCTTCGTCGCGCCTTTCCGAGATTTGGGCGTGCTATCCAAATGGATGAAAATGTTAGATCGTCGCAAACAGCTTTGAATGTACTTCGTGACCAAGGATACACCAAAATCGATTTCTTTAATCTTGGGGGTTCAAGTGAACTGAATCCGTCAGACCTAAACGAAGATTTTGTGGACGGATTTAAATACCATCAATGTCTCGTCAGGGAAGAGGAACGCTCACTGCGTAGATATGCCCTTGAGGAAGACTTTGGGTCATTTTTAAAAGCATCTCCATTCTCCACAAGAGAAAAGAGTAAAGAACTCTACATCGCAACTAGAGACGGTCTGGGCTTGAATGAATCATCTTCTGATACCTTTCGACCTAAATTTGAGAAACGCGCCACAGAAGACCGTGAGAGTTTCTATGAGAGTAGATTTTCCCCTAATGATAAAGTTCGTATCAAATCGACGAATGAAATAGTCACCGTTAAATCTGTGGGATGTAATTATGTTGTTGTTGAACACAGTAACGGGCCAAAGACCAATCTTTGGCCTAGTCAGTTAACATATTAAAAACCAAGATTTTTTTTTTTTTAATATACAAGAGGAGTATAACCATGTCATATAACACTATCGGAATATTTACATAATGTCGGTTCTTATTGGAAATGGTCGCATTACATCAGTTGCGACCGCAGCAGCTCTTGCAGTACTAAATAATACGGAGGTTAGGGTTCAGGTCCCATCTGATCTGGCCGGTACTCTGGATTCGTTAAAGGTTTATGTTATTGATGGAGACATCGATATGGGAACACAGGCTATTACGGTCCCCCAAGGCGGCCTGACACTTAAGGGATTTGGATTCAATCCATCGAAGCTGACCAGCTCTGCCAATAACTACACAATGTTTATTGATGATGGTGTATTCTCGGGCGATATATTCATCACCGGCATGCAAATTTCTGTTACCGGCACAACTTCCAAGGTATTTGATCTGGACAATGCCGAGAATGGCGATGCTATTGAGTTTGATACGGTCAACTTTCAAGATTGCACAAGCCTCGGAACTGTGAAATCATTCCGACAGGGCCTCGCCCAGAATGTCGTACTATTTTACCCCGGTGGCGGTGGAGCCGCCACGGATGGGCTTACTTTCGACGGAATATGGTCGGGCGGATTCGCTATTCTGGACAGTATCATCCTTTCCGCCCCGGCAATTTCCCTGTTTAAGGCTGGCGCAACCCTATCGTTTCAAGGTTCGTTCCGCTCAAATCTCAATGCGCTCAGCATTAATGATTCGGCCGTTGTATTCGACTTTGTGACCGCAAACTTTGTGCAGGATTCTGGTTTCCTTCTGGAATCTGTCCGCACAAACAAAAATGCCAATGCCGTTCCGAATATAGCGGGCTCTGACCCCAAGTCGCAATTCCGTAACTGTTCTGGTATTCGGAACACATATCGGGGTGCGGGTTGGACAATCACCACTGCGGCGGCAACAGTTATTGCGACTGTCAATACTCCGGTTGTGGTGGCAGGCACCACAACCTACGGATTCATCGAACACTTTACTCAGGCAGGAGACAATAACATAACATCCAATACCGACGAAGCAATTGAGGTTGATGTTGCGGGTGCCGTTACGATTTCCGGCACCGAGGGTGAACAGCTTTCCATTCTCTTGCGAAAGTTTGACGATTCGACATCATCCTACAGTACACTAGAAACATATATTGTATCCATAGTTGCCACGACCGGGGGGCGTGATCCGGGCGCAGAAAATGTTCCGCTCTTTGCCGAAACAAATATGGACAAGAATGACCGCATCGAAATTTGGGTAGAGAATAACTCTACCACCGCCAATATCACTGCCGAGCTTGGAAGCCGCCTGAAGGTAACAGAACGTCCAAGTTAAAACACAGAATATATAAATATCCGTAGGACGTAATTCTGGAAGCAAGATGACCAAAGAAATAAAAGACCTACGGGAAGAATTAAGAGAAAAAACTACCAGACTGGAAGATCGAGTTGATCACCTGTCTGAAGTTTTAATTTCTATTGCGCGTCTTGATGAAAGATTCCTCAAAATGGAGGAACATCGGATCAAAGATTCAGAAGAGCGCCGCGAAATGTTGAAAGAGATACAGAGCATGAAAATCTCCGTGTCTCACAATACTGAACATGCCAAGTCGACCAGAAAACTATTCTGGACGTTATTGACTGGTGTGGGCACTGTTGTTGTCATTGTCATTGCCGGTCTTGTTTTAAGCCTGACATAATTTAAGAGGAATCAAATGTACAAAATCACACAAAAGGCGCTTGGTGGTGTCCCCATTGGTGCCAATTATGCGGAAGTGATCAGTGAGCGTAATGGCACAGTGACCGTCGCATTCTATATGGACGAAGAGAAGCTGATGGAACTTGGGGGCTCACACAATCGACAGGTTATGATGGATGAGGATTTCAAAGCTATGGTTGATCCCCGTCGTGCTGATCAGGACTCCCGCAAAGATGTTCCAATCGGACGTAACTTACCAGAGACTGAAAAAGCATTCATCGACATGCTGTCTGGCGACATTGTGGACGATGCAAACCAGACCGAACATGAAGTTAATGTCAAGAAGCAAGCCAAATTGCCTGTAGGGCATGTGACTGGTTCACAAGTCCGGTCTGGTTCCGAAGTCAAAACAAAAATCCATGAAGGCCGCGGCGACACGTACAAGAAAGACGACATTGTGAAGGCGATGCTTGCCACCGATATCCGCGATCCCGATATTCGGTCCGTGCTTGTTCAACTTAGCGGTCAAGAAGTCTCTCGAAAAACATCTGCTATTGATGTTGAGGAAGCCTTTATTTTCGAAGCTGATGATGACGAAGAAATTCCTGATCAAAGACTCGGAGCAAACCCCGAAAATTTTAATGGTGAGGATGAATCCCCCTCAGTAAAAATGGATTCAATCAAAGTGGGCATGCAGTGGGATCGTTTCCGCGAGTTAACCAAGCCTGTCCCTGTGAAACAAATAATAAACAACATCGAGCGTGGAACAGTCTTTCGGGAAGTTAAAACCAAAGGGCTGAGGCTTGTTTCCATTGAACAAAAGTCAATCCGTAAGGCGACATATGTCAAGAGTCAGGAAAGTCTAACCCTAAAGTTTGACGACAATACTGAAACAACCTTCCAAAATATTGGAGATGGTCAAATTTTTGTGAGTGATGACCATCATTTTTACTATAACACTTAGGAGTAATTGAGTATGAATAAAAATATCGTAAGGCCGAACTGGTTGGCTAAAGTCAATGCCGTGATCAGCACTAAAGGCTGGCATGACCCCATCTCGTATGAGTTGTTGGCATCAAGTCGGTTTACTGTTGTGCAGGTCGCGCAATATCGCTCAGAGCATGAGGATGGTGCACCGGCGACCCCTGTGATTATCCCGAATCCAATGCACGTACACGATACATCAAACAAGCCTGCCAAAGGTAAAGGCGGTACATCCACCGCTGCCCCTGTTCCTGCCGCCACCGCTGCCCCTGACCCGGTTACGGTACCACGCGGGACATCTTCAGCATCCATAAATATTGCGCCCCCAACCATTGACACCAATCCCGCCCCGGTCGCACCCAATCTTTCGAACATGTCGACAAAACAATTAAAAGCTTTCTTGATTGTTGAGGGCATCGATCTGAAACTTGATGGTCGGATGAAACCCAAAGATGCCGAAAAATTGGTAATGAAAGCATGGCGACAGAATAACCCTGCCTAAATAGTTGGAGATACCAACTACAGGGAAATACTATGCGAGAATTGACTGAACTAGATTCAGAAACATTCGTACTTTATGCCTACCGGCATTACAATAACCCGCAATGTGTCGGGGGTCTTGATGAATTTCATAATGACCTCCACGCATTCAAGTACATAAAAAAGCTCGTCAATCGCTATCAGATAACTGGCGAACTTTCTTACCGTCTAATCTTGAACCATGTGATCCTGATATACAATGTATTCGGAGTCGAAGCATCCAACATGATGATGGAATATAAAATGGAAAATGATCACTGGCCAGTTATAAAACCGTTCCTGATCTATCTGAATTACATTACAACTAGCGATTACATCGAAATCCCCATGGATGAAGCTGTGATTGCTGCCCTAAGATCGATATGAAATGAATGATGAAGAATATAAAGAATTTATCCGCGAAACGTTTATTAAGGAAAATGGCTTCCTTAATAACGCCCGCTGTAGTTCTCGCTGGTTAAGTTCCCGTCAGAGCATCAGCGCCGAACTTAACCAGCGAACCGATTTTCTAGAATGTAAAACCCCCATTGGTGTGAGGGTCCATACCATAATTTCTGGTGTATACACAACCCCAATTTGTGTAGAATGTGAAACCCCCACAACATTTGACCGGGACGTAAATTGTTGGCGTAAATTTTGTAGTGCGGCTTGCTCAAACCGAAGCGATTCAACAAAAGCCAAGACCAGACAAACCTGCCTCAAAAAATACGGCACAGAATACGCCGCACAATCCAAAAAGTTTAAAGAAAAGAACCAACAAACCTGCCTCAAAAAATACGGCGTGAAAAACGCCATGCAGTCGGCAACAATTCGGAATAAAGTTGTACAAACCAAAGCAGCCCACACCCCCGCACAAAAACAAGCTTTCCGCGACAAACGCAGACAAACCTGCCTCGAAAAGTATGGCGTAGAGTGCGCTTCCCAAACCAAAGCAACCCAAGATAAAATTGAGCAAACCTGCCTTGATCGGTACGGTGTTCGCCGACCAATGCAATCCAAAAAGTTTAAAGAAAAGAACCAACAAACCTGCCTTGATCGGTACGGTGTGAAATTTGCACTACAGTCAAAAACCGTCCGAATTAAAAGTATACAAACCAGCCTTGATAATGGTGTGTATTTGGGCTGGGCCTTACGCGGCGACGAAATACGTGCGTTGGTGAAAACTGGTTGCTCTGCCCAAGATTTGGCTAACATGTTGGGATTTGCGACCACAAGTCCAATATATCTTTCGGTGCTCCCACACTTTGGCCTGACCTCCGAAGATTTGACTAATCCGTATGCATCGTCAAGCCCTGAAAATAGTCTTCTTGATTATGTGCAAGCCTTAAACGTCTGCGTTGTGTCAAACTCCCGAAGTATAATACCCCCCAAAGAAATCGATATTTTCGTTCCAGATATGAATATAGGAATTGAGTTCAATGGTAGTTATTGGCATAGTTCAAAATTCACAACAACAAATTATCATAAAGAAAAAACAGAACTTGCTGAGACGCAAGGCGTCCATTTAATTCATATTTACGAATGGGAATGGGACCAAAAGCCAGAAAAGGTTAAACAACTTCTTGATGGGTTATTTGTTGACCGGGAAACTATTGGTGCCCGTAAAACAAGTGTACACATTCCCACAAAAGCCGAAGCAAAATTATTTTTTAATCAACATCACTTTGACGGGCATAGAGGCGCGTCCGAGTATTACGGATTACAGCATAATGGTGAGTGGGTCATGATGGCATCGTTTACCAAGGGGGAGCTTATTCGCTTGGCGTCGACGAAACGCGTATTGGGTGGGCTCAATAAAATACTAAATGCCACTGATTACGACGAAGTGATTTCATATGCCAATCGGTCAAGAACAAATCGTAACCACAACATATATTTGTCTTGTGGATTTAAAGAAGTTCGAACCACAAAGCCCAATTATGTGTACGTGAAAAGCGGAAAAAAATTAAGCAGACACCAAGCAATGAAGCATAAACTTCCTAAATTATTGGGTGCTGATAAGTTTGATATAAATAACACTGAAGTAGAAAACATGCGGGCGAACAATTGGCTTCAAATCCATGATTCGGGCCAACTTGTGTACACGTGGAAACGTCCAAATAAAAGGAAGTCTAAAATTGTCCCTGATTCAAAATCCTAATGTCTACGGTGTAGCTGATGCGTACACTAGTATGGTGGAGGGCCGTGGTGGTCTTTCCGGTAAATCATTAGTTAATAACCTGACAGATATTTGTTTGAGCCATTGGTTCCAAATGTCCGCAAAATTCACGTCAGATCCAGATCGCATGGATATTCATGACGACCAAACCCATGATAAGTTTAAGCTTATTAAAATGTCACCGGGTGCTGACGTTCGTGATGCTGTCTACAAAGAACTGATCAATACATCCCAGACTATTGCCGATAAATTAAACAAAGCTTTTGATAGCGAAGTGTTCGAAGCACGCATGAGTCGGCAAGGCGGTTCTCTGGAAATTCTTGTTGGCTTTGTAAAACATAATGGCGGCGTGTTTCAGGTCAAGGCCGAAGCGTCTGGTGCTGGCAGTATTATAAATTTGACAATGCCCAACGAGCGCGAGCTAATTCGTGCATTCTCGAAAATGACAGACACCCCACACCCCGATGATGTCGAAGATGGCATTGAAGGCGATGGCGACACAGATGTTGGTGATATTGCTGGTGAAACTGTCCCGGAATTTGACGGCGAAAATGCTGCGGACCGCGCAGACGTGGACAGCTTTGAAGACATCCCCGATGACGGCGAAGATCCCCAAGATGGCTCCACTGGTCTGGATGATGAAGATGAAGACGATGTTGATTCCCAAATCAAGCTGAAGGGTGAATCTTACCTGTATGAAGGTAAGTGGAAAATCCTTGATGCTGCCGGTAAAACAATCGGACGCCTTGTTGGTAGCGCAAAGAGTGTTGCCCGAAAAGCAAAAGAATTATTTGGAACGGATCGGCCCTTTACAATTGAGGGTGACGACGACGTGATAATTAGCGGAAACCCTGATCTTGATGAATCTTTCCTTGGCGAAACTACCGAATACACCGATGCGGATCGCAAAGACATCATGAAGGCCATTACGGGTTTCTGGTCTGATGTTGAGACGTACATCAAAGACGCCCGGTTCATCAATGAAACATTTTCTGAGAGTGGGGAAGCACGTGTATATCTTCTGGAATTTACAGACAGTGAGCACAGGCTTCGGGCAGTGACCCGCTTGGACCAGATGGGCCAAAATGTTGACGATAAGCTTGACGACGTTCTGGGTGAATTTGGACGTTCTGAATACGAATCCAACTTTTCCAGTTCTGGTAATCAGTTTGAGGGTGAACTACGCGCTTCGCTAGGCATTCTTGACTCTGATGGCCTTGTAGAAAAATACTACGTAATGAAGTCTTTGTCTGCCCGTAAAATTCGGGTAGCGATCTACAAGCAACCTGCCTTACAGCTAATGGTCAAGACACAGACCGCAAGACCATTCGTGCCCCCGGCTGAAGATCGTATTGAAGATGCCGACGAAACATTCGACTTGGATTTTCCTACTGAACCCTTAGGCACCTCAATGACAGGCCTTGCCGCCGATGACATCACGCGCATGCGTGAAGCCAAAGTCGAAATTAATAAAGTACAGCCCAAAGACGAAGAAGGTGACGACATCGACCCGGAAGAGGACGAAGAAGACCTTGATGAAGAAGCTGTCTCTGTTGGCGGTGGGGGAATTGCCCTACCTTCTGATGCCGTGCGCACACGTAAGACACTTGTTACTCGCTCTGGCAGAAAGAGACGAAAGAAGAAAATAAAAAAATGTTATCACGAAAGCTCAAACCTCTTCCGTGATGTTAGTCACTACGAAGATGGTGTTTATTCAGCAGCCCGTGCTATGCAAGAACAGGCCGTTAAACGTTTCACTGTTCAATACCCAGACGAAAGAGACGGACACACGAAATCTACATCATTTGGCAGTGAAAATGAAATGCGCCGCTTTATGCAAAACACTAAGGGTGCCATAGAAATCACCCCAGATGAGGACTAATTTTATGAAATTTTCAGAACCAAAAATGAAGGGGCTCCAAGAAGCTCTGGAATCAATGTATACCGATCCAAACGCCATAAGCCCACAAGAAGCTTTGGATGAAGAAGTGGCTAGAGTTAAAGCTCTTGTTGAGAAGAAAAAGAAAAACCCCCGCAACCGACAGCCCGATATAATCGATAAATCCTTTGGATTTCTTGAAAAGTTTGAGGCGAAAATTAACCATGTAGGCGAAAGATTTAGAGGTAAATCAGATGACTTGCCCGGCGACTTTGGTTCTTATTACGTAGAACTTACTTCAGATAAGAAAGCATTTGCATTCAAAACTCATATTGAGAGAGAAGTTCCCGGCATAAAGGTTTTTCGTGATACTGAGTATCGTCTAGGCTTACAGGTTCAGCAAGGTGGCAAAACTCGTAAGGTTGAACAATCTATTCTTAATGCCGTGGAATCTGGTTTAATCACTATTGACCTTTCACAAATCGAATTCAGACCCAAGCACGGTAAATACTCCAAAGGATAATTATGCTTACAGCACTCACATTTCTTAGGACAGGGGCGGGTTTCCTACTCAACAATTGGAAACTAACCCTTGGCTTATTTGCATTGGGTGTGCTTTTAACCTTGACTTTAAACTACAAAGATGCTATAGTCAACTCTGTGGTTCAGGAATGTAATGCCGCATCCATTCAAGTCGATCTGAATGCGGCCCTAGCTGAACTCGCCACAGAGAAAGAATTAAGTGCATTAGTCAGGGCAGAATTAGTTTCTGCCCAAGACGATGCCGCTGAACAGGCCGCATTCCGCAATGACATCAATCGTCTGCTGAGTGTTGATAATGCCCCCCAAGAAAATGGTGAACTGTCCGAGAGATCAATCGCATTTGCGCGACTTCTCAATGAGCGGGCAAGAACCCTTCGTGATGAAAATGAATAAATGAAAATAATTTTACTATTGCCTTTGGTGCTAGCCTTGTCGGGGTGTGGTAGTCTCTTTGGAGATTCACCCAAAATTGACAGGGTCCGGGAAGTTCGGATCTATGAAGAAATCCCCGAAGAATACCTAAACTGTCCTTTGCCTTCTGTCATCCCCGAAGAAATTCTAGATGCCTTGGATGAAGACCTTTACAACCGAGTAATGGTTGCTGAATACTTCACGAATAATGAAACATGTGCACAAAACATGGCCCGTATTCGTAGACTAAATGCACAATATCGTGAACTAAACCAACGTAACGAGGGACCCACAAAAAATGAGTAAAAACTTTATGGATGCCTATGCAGGTATGAAAACATGCAAGCATATCGCAACCGAAAATAACCCCCATGGTGCCGCATCCGCAAATAGCCGACCAGTCGCATGGGATTCTTCCCAACACCCCCGTGACGCGAAAGTAAACGAAGATTTTGCCACAACTGTGGGCCAAGAGACAAACATGGACAGTACGCTTTCATCCCCTCGCATGTGCATCAAAATGAAGCTGAAAGAAAACTTCCGTGGCAAGACAGCCAAAGCAATTACTCATTTTGCTAAAATCGCCCAAGGTAATTACGGCCTAAAAATCACAGAAGCCAAACGAGACGACAAAGTCACGATGGTTCTTGTTGTGGAGGGTGATGAACAAAATATCAAGGCATTCAAATCGTCACTCCAGAAGCAGACCGCTTTGCGTGACGTCATAATTCAATAATCCCAAAACAACTCCATAAAAACAATAATAACTGGTAGGACTCTGTCCGCCGGACAGGAACCCCTTGCATGACAATTTTGATTTACACCAAAGACGGTTGTCCGTTTTGTGTGAAAGCTACAGATTTTTTAAAGAAAACTCGAAACCATTATATGTACATCGATCTAACCGATGACGCGGAACGGCAAGAATTTTACAATAAGACCGGCACAAATTCCATGCCGCAAATTTATCAGAATGGCGAGTTAATTGGTGGTTATGATGATTTGATGAAAATCCGTCATCAGTTTGAAGGCCCTCGAATTACCACAAAGAAAAGCGCCCCCACATATGATTATGAATGGGCTATTGAGGCCGCACGTGCCCAAAGGGATATTTTCTGGACACCAGATGAGATTCCAGTAGAAAGTGACGTACAAGACATCCTAGTCAATTGTACGGACTCAGAGCGCCACGGAATTCTTACCGTTCTCCGTTTGTTCTCTTTATATGAAATGGAAGCATCTAATTTCTGGCTTGATCGTATTCGTCAAGCATTTCCCCGCCCCGATATTCAGATGATGGCCAGTTTATTTGGCGCAATGGAACAATCGGTACACCTTCCATTTTACAACAAAATTAATGAAGTCCTTAACGTCAATACAGACGATTTTTATCTCTCATACGTAGACGAACCTGTCCTTAAAGAACGAATGGAATTTATTGACGAAATTTTAGAAGGCGATGACCTTTTACTATCTGTTGGGATATGGACATTGATCGAAGGCGCTATTTTGTACTCTTCCTTTGCCTTCCTAAAATCATTCCAAGCCAATGGTAAAAATCTTATCACAAATATTGTGTCTGGCGTCAATTTTTCGGTGAGGGACGAATCTTTACACATGGAAGGATCGGCCATCATCTACAAAACGCTGTTGTCCGAGCTGGAGAATTCGGGACAGCTTGGTGATCACGACGAACGTGTCAAAAAGCTCCGTGCCGCGGCAATGAAAGCCCGTGAACACGAACACAAGATTGTGGACATGATCTTTGAGAAGGGAAATATTGTCGGCATCACGTCCAAGCAGCTGAAGAATTTTGTTGATAGTCGAATTGATGAGGTTTTGGTTTTGTTGGGTCTTGAGAAGGAATTTAATGTAACCTACAATCCCATTGCAAAAACTTTTTATCAAAATATTGGAACAAACACATTGCATGATTTTTTCTCTGTATCGGGTTCGGAATATGTTCGCGACTGGAATGAGGCTGGCTTCTCATGGTAAAAGACGAATTAACGATCTATGAGCAACTCCGTGCCGAACGTGTAGAGCTTGTTAAAACAGGTGAATGTCCTGACTGGTACATCACAGCTGGATATCAAATGGTAAAGTCCCGATATCTACTGGACGGAGAAACCCCACGGGGGATGTACCGTCGTATTGCACGCACAGCAGCCAAACACCTACCCAACGTGCCAGATGCAGAAGAAAAATTCTTTGATCTAATGTGGAAGGGTTGGTTATCCCCCTCCACTCCAGTATTGACCAATATGGGAACAAACAAAGGTTGTCCAGTCTCATGTAGTGGAAGTTATGTCGACGATTCTGTATATGGATTCTACAGCACCCAACTTGAGACTGCCGTATTAACGAAAAACGGCTTCGGGACCAGTGGATATCTGGGAGACATCCGACCAAGGGGTTCATCAATAGCTTCGGGTAATCAGGCTTCGGGTGTCATGCCTGTAATCAAAGATTTTGTCCAACTGGCCAAGGACATCAATCAAGGTGGTCGTCGCGGCGCATGGGCTGGATATCTTCCTATTGATCATGGTGATTTTTACGAAGTTATTTCCCATTTGAACGCCGAACCGGCAGGCCTTAATATTGGTTGGATCATCAGTGATGATTTTATTGCTCGCCTTGAGTCTGGGGATGATGAAGCAAACGCAAGATGGCAGAAAGTCATCAAAACCCGGATGATCCTTGGTAAGGGTTATCTGGTCAAGATCGATCATGCCAATCGGGCAAATCCTCCTATGTACGAAGACCATGATTTGTCCGTAAAGGCATCGCAACTTTGTACAGAAATCTTCCTGCATTCCGATAACGAGTCGACCTATACTTGCGTTTTGTCGTCAATGAATTTGTCCAAATACGATGATTGGAAAGAAACAGAAGCCGTATTCTGGTCTACAGTTTTCTTGGACTGCGTTGCTTCGGAATTTATCGAAATCGGCAGCAAGATTCCCGGAATGGAAAAGGCCGTAAAGTTCACAGAAGAGCATAGGGCTTTGGGTTTGGGTGTTCTGGGCTTTCATACCTATATTCAGAGTAATGGAATTGCCTTTGCCGATGCAGGCTCAATCAATAAAGAAATTTTCGTGCACTTGCAGGAATGTAGCGACCAAGCGTCATGCTGGATGGCATTGCATCTAGGTGAACCAAAATATTGTAAGGGTTACGACAGGAGGAATTCACACACCTTGGCTGTGGCTCCTACCATGAGCACTGCATTGATCTGTGGGGGCGTCTCACAGGGCATAGAGCCCGTTATTGAGGTAGTCTTTACCCAAGCCTCAGCCAGCGGTGAAGTAGAGCGTGTCAATCCTGTATTCTTACGGTTAGCCCAATATAGGGGTAACTGGGGCCGCTCCCTCATCAATGACATTATCAAAAATAACGGATCGGTCCAGCATCTTGATTGGTTAACCGATGCTGAAAAAGAAGTCTTCAAAACAGCATTTGAAATTGATCAACACCAGATTGTAAGGCTTGCCAGTGAACGTCAACCTTATATTGATCAGGGACAAAGTGTAAATCTTTTCTTTTCTTCGGAAGCCGGTGAGGGTTATGTCGCCGCGGTGCACAAACATGCGATGCAGGACGATAACATCAAAAGCTTGTATTATTGCCGGTCTAAATCTGGTGTACGGGGCGCAACAGAAAGCGAATGTAGTTCCTGTGAAGGTTGATCATAAATACATGTATGATCAATTGGACATATAATGGTGAAGAAGTAACGGAAATGCCCGAAGGCATGTTGGGATTCGTTTATCTCATAACAGAGCTGTCGACCGGTAAAAAATACATCGGAAAGAAGCTCGCCAAGACTATGAGGAAGCTCAAACCCCTAAAGGGTAAGAAGCGTTCCCGGCGAGTTCTGAAAGACACTGACTGGAAGAAATATTACGGCTCTTCGGAAGCTTTATGTGAAGCACTTGACAAAGATGGCCCAGAGAACTATACTAGGGAAATTCTACATTTTTGTAAGTCAAAAGGTGATATGAATTTTTTGGAAATGTACACACAAGTGCAAAGAAATGTTTTATTTGATGATACGTACTACAACAAATATATTTCAGTGAAAATACATCAAAAACACTTAGGGATTTCCCATGAAGACCTTCCACACAGCTGACCAATTCACACACGAAATAGAAATCGCAGCACAAGACGTGTCTATGGACAAAATAGAGTTGAAATTCATCGGAAAAGATGATAAGATCACTCTATATCAAATGTGCAGTAAAGGTTCTGGAAATTACTTGTTTGGGTTTGATCCTAACGAAACCGGGAACCCCGAACACCTATTACACAAAGATGGTGCCGTGATATTCACAGCCCAAATTCACCCCGGCGAAGATATGGATTTGATAGAGCAAGAATTGCGCCCCAATGGGTCACCTTTTGTCACTGTATATATGCCCGTGACAAAAAAGTCTTACGCACGACAGGGTATCGCCACAACGGCCTATAAAATGCTAACCGACCATTACAATATCGTTTCGTCTTCTCAGCAATCAGACCACGCATCTGCCATGTGGGAAAATAAAATATGTAGTGTGGTTAAATACATGTACTCGGCGCATGGACACTCTATTGCTACGAGCAAGAAACTTAAGGAAATATAATATGATTTTAGTGGACTTCGGCGGCTTACTTCATCAGAATGTTTGTGCCCAAGATTTAGTGCATCCATCCGAGCACGAATTACGCCATATAATTCTCGCTTCACTTCGAGAAATCAACATCAAGTATCGAAACGAATATGGTCGAATGGTGATTTGTTGTGACAGTCATTCATGGCGCTATAATGTATTTGCCGAGTACAAGGCAGCCCGTCCAGCCCTTAAGGTTGATGACGGCAGGGACTGGGGTGTGATCTGGAAACACACCAACAAAGTTCTGGACGAAATACGTGAACACCTGCCATGGAAAGTCATGCTTGTGGATCGCGCCGAAGCTGATGACATTATTGGAGCCTTGTGTTTCAACGTACGCGATGAACCTATCATGATTGTATCACGTGACAAAGATTTTATCCAATTACATGTGTTCAAGAACGTTAAGCAGTACGACACAGTCACGAAGAAGTTTGTTGGAGTCGATGATCCCATCAATTACGCCTTCACCCACGTATTCAAAGGTGACAGGGGTGATGGAATTCCCAACATCTATTCTGACGACGATCATCTGGTAAAAAATGAAGCCCGTCAAAAATCTGTTCGAAAAACCGATATTGTGGAGTGGATGAAGACTATTCATGATCCTGAGAAGACTTTTTCGGGTAAAATGCTGGAACATTACCGCCGAAACTATCAATTGATCAGTCTTAGCGCCACACCCGACGATATCAAGGCACAAATCAAAGAACAATTTGAAGAGCCACCCATACCCCCAAACGGCACGGTATTGCAATATTTTATGGATAAAGATGTGAATTTCGTCGATCTTGTCCAAGATTTCAACTAAAAGGAAAAATTAATGCTTAATCAACACGTGGTTGCCACAGAAATCTTTGAAGTTCTCGAAAGGGTCGGGGAAGCCGCCACTGAAGCCGAACAAGTCAACATCCTACGGATAAATGACACCCCAGCTCTCAGAACAGTGCTTAAATACGCATATGACCCCATGCAGGTCTTTGATCTGCCCGATGATATGTCATATATCCCATCCAGCGAATTTTCAACACCATCAAGCCTTCGCCGGGAATACAAGCAGCTTCAATACTGTGATGTGAACAGCACCCTAAAACCCGGACGAAAAGTTGGAATTTTCAAAAATATTCTTGAAGGTGTACACCCCAAAGACGCCATACTGCTAATGCAAGTGATTAACAAAGAAATTTTACACAATATTGACAGTAAAACCGTCATTTCGGCTTTCCCAAAACTGTTCTAAGCCTAAATAGTCGTATGGTAAGCTTCTCTGAAACTCAAAACAATACTCGACAATTAACCCTTCGGGGCATTGTTGTATTTTTATTTGGAGAATTTCATATGTTACATCCTACTCAAATTAAGAGAATAAAAGAAGACATCAATAATCTGCGTCATGCCGCAATTAGGTTTGATAAGAAGATGCAACCGCTCAAGGCGGCACAATGTCGAGCCAAGGTCGAATATATGCGAACCGACCTTGAAGAATTTGACGAGATTATGCGAACTATCTAGGGTAGTTCGGCCCTTCTAACTCATAATGCACGAAGCTTACCATGCTTTCGAAATACAGGAAATACAATGCCGATTTATACTTTTACGAATAAAAAAACTGGTGAAATGAAAGACCACATTATTCCTAGTTCTAAGTACGACGAACTTGAAGAAGAATTAGGCGAAGACTGGTCGCGCGTATTCAAACCCCTTGCTATAGTCAGTCAAAGCGGGTCGACCGTAGCGAAGACCTCCGATGGCTGGAAAGAAGTCCTAAAGAGCGTTGATAAACAATCTCCGGGCAACAATAGTGTCAATATTTAAATTCTAAGGAAAAATGGCTAAGAAAATCCAAAAGGCTACGCGCTCTCGCAAGGCTTCTAAGATCACGATAAAAGATATGGTGAAATTAAAGGCTCTTGGTGATGCACAAGACGAAGCAATCAAATATTATGACAATGGTGATAACTTAGTTCTTACGGGTTCTGCCGGTACAGGCAAAACCTTTTTAGCAATCGCAAAGGCACTTGAGGAAGTGCTTGATCCAGACACAGAATATAAAAGTGTCCTGATTATCCGATCTATTGTCCCCTGTCGGAACATTGGATTTTTGCCGGGTACAGAAGAAGAAAAACTTGAGGTCTACACAAGACCTTATCAGGATATTGTAAGGAAATTATTTAAAGTTTCTAACGCTTGGACTCGATTGACAGATGATGGAATAATTCGATTTGACTCTACTTCGTTCGTGCGGGGACAAACTTGGGATCGCACAATCGTAGTTGTTGATGAGGTACAGAATCTCAATTTTCATGAATGCGATTCGGTTATCACGCGTATGGGTACGGATTGCCGCATCATTTTTGCGGGTGATTACTACCAGTCAGATTTCGAGAAGCAGAAGGATAAAAGTGGACTTTTACATTTCATGAAAATCCTTGAAAATATGCATAATTTTTCAACCGTTGCATTTACTTGGAAAGACATTGTGAGATCGGGAACCGTTCGCGAATTCATCATGACTAAAGAGAAAATGATAAAAGACGGCACACTGCCTCCTGATCTTTGACGCCCACATAAGGAATATTATGGCAAAATACACAAGACATAATCCACTAAACAAGAAAGCTGATCGGCATAAGAAAATTGCTTTGGGCACACACCCGCACAAAGATGATTATAATATGAACACCAAAAAGAGGAAATAAAAATCCGAGAATTTATTTATGAAGAGTTACACCTAGAAGAACTCGAATGTGAGACCTTAGAAACTGGACGAACGTATACAACGCCGGAAGGCAACAAATATCCGTCCATTACAACATGCTTAAGTATCCGTAGCAGAGATTCTATTGCGGAATGGCGAGCCAAGGTCGGTGACGAAGAAGCAGATCAGATAGCTTATCAAGCCTCACAGCGAGGCACCGAAGTACACGAATGTATTGAGAGACATCTTTTGAATAAAGAGACGCTTCCCAGTACGCCATTAGTGAAGAATAACGTGAATGAAATACTTCCGCTCATTGACAGGAATATTGGTACAATCTATGGTTTGGAAAAGCCCTTATATTCGGATGAGTTGAGAGTAGCAGGAAGAGTAGACATTATTGCCGAATGGAATGGTATTCCATCAATCGTTGACATCAAAACATCAAGGAAACCAAAAAGGAGAGAATGGTGCCATGGCTACTTTTGTCAGGAAGCGTTTTACGCAATTGCCCTCGAAGAAAGAACAGGCATGCGAATCGAACAACTTGTGACAGTGATAGCCGTAGACTTTGATACACCAACCACATTCGTCGAGCTGCGTTCAGACTGGCGAAGTGAACTAGAAAAGACGATCAATGACTACAGAAAAGAACAAGAAGAATCTGCGGGGTAATCTGCAGATTGTTGGGGCAAGTTCAGGACCAGCTGTATTTTCGGATCAAATAATTTCATCAGCACATGACTTTTATTTGTCGGGAGAGATTGGGCCATCAACAGATTACGTGGATTGGTTCCATATAATCAGAAACGCAGGAGAAAACGACTTTTTAAGATTACATTTTAATAGCGTGGGTGGGGACGTCTTCACAGCCATTCAATTAATGAAATGTATTAAGGACACACAAGCACACGTACATGGGATCGTAGAAGGAAGTTGCATGAGTGCCGCAACGTTTATTTTTCTTTCATGTGATTCTTTTGAGATTAGTCCACACTCAATCTTTATGGTCCACAATTATTCTGGTGGTGCAATCGGTAAAGGCGGAGAAATGAAAGCGCAATTGGACCACGAAACTGTCTGGTCTAGGAAGCTGTGTGAAGATGTATATGAGAATTTCCTATCAAAAGAGGAAATCGACAATATACTGAAAAGCCAAGACATTTGGCTTAACGGAGAAGAAGTCGCGGACAGACTACGAAAAAGATCTGAGAAAAAATAATTCTTGCTTGACAACTCTGAAAGGCCCGCGTATTGTGACCTTATCGAAACAACGCGGGCCTTTTTGGCTCTAGGAGATAAAAATGTTTACATACACTCTGAAAAATACCAAAGTGAAAGGCAATCTGGTTGATATCTGGACTGTCCGACTTGATAATAAAGAAGTCGGTCGTATCCAACGCGTTGATGAAGGATACCAGTATCGCCCCAAAGGCTTATATGCCGAAAAGCATGCCGACAAAAATGTTTGGGGCTTGATTTTTATTTCTTTCAACCAGTGCAAAAAATCACTCGAAAGTGAGGGCTAAAATGGAAATCAAATTCACGCCAACACAAACAACCGAAACTCAGGACGGCACTGTGATGTCACACATCACAGTTGATGACAAACATGTCGGCTGGACCATTCGATGCGAAGGTGGATTTATGGCTGTTCTTGGTTCTTATCAAGGTTACGCAACCCACTTTCCAGTTCTTTGTGCCAATATCGAAGACGCTGAGGCCAACGCCCGAAATCATATTGAAACTGTCCCGTACAGCGCACCAACTGACCTCACTGAGGCACGGCGACTAAATGTCATGGGTGAGCTAGGCACACAAGAGAAGGCTGCATAATGTCGAAGTATCGTTTAATATTGTCTGATTGTGATGGGGTGCTCCTTAACTGGAACGCCTCATTCACAGAGTGGATGTGGGATGAACATTCTCATGAGCTTCACGACGTGACACAGTACAACATCGCCAAAAGATTTAATCTTTTATCCCCCGCGGGTGGCATCGATGAAACATTGGGCCAACGCCTTGTTTCCGAATTTAACCAATCGGACAATGTGCATGATCTTGATCCCATGCCCGGCGCAGTCAGGTATGTGAAATACCTGTACGAAGAATGTGGCCGAACATTTGACATTATTACGTCTTTGGATGGCGACCCCCGGTCTACAGAAAAACGCATTATAAATCTTCGTCGTCATTTTGGACACGCTATTAAAACTGTCCATAATGTTGACCCCAAGATCGGAAAGAGCAAGGCCCTCCAGTTGTACCGTAAGGGGCATTGGTGGATCGAAGATCATCCGGGTAATGCTGAGCTTGGTGTTCGGATTGGCCACAAAAGTATTCTTATTGAACATCCCTACAACAACGAATGTCCACCCAACTCCAAAATATTCTATATACAGAGTTGGGATTATATTTGTGACCAGATAGCGGCGGATGACCCCGATGAATAAGATATTCGCCGCCTTGATTGTTGCTTCGACCTACACAATGAAAGTTCTTGTGGTCGGATTTGTTGGCTTGGCCATCTGGACAGTCTTACAAGTGTATCTCCAATGGCTTGCTGGTATGGCGCTTGGATCATTCATTGTCGGGATACTATTTCCCGTTGTGTTCGTCTTTGCCCTGCTTCTTGACATATGGGGCTCCACAGAAGAAAAAACCGAAAAATAATTCTTGCACGGGCGAGAATTATATGGTAAGATAATTTCCCAGTAGTGACATAGCCCAGAAAGGCATATTATAATATGACAGACAAACCAACTGACGACGATGGCAGCGGGATCGATCCCGAACAACTTGCGACAGACATTATGTCCGAAATGATTGACAGCCTGATGCACGCCGCATTTTTGGGTTTCAAATTGGGCAATAAAAGCATCGGAACAGGCGAAGATCATCTTGATCTGGACACGGAAAAGGGACAACTCATTTTACACCAAATCGCGGGCCATGTCCTGATGCACAAAGCCCAAGCCAGTATAAAAAAGCAAGCCCTGCGACAAGCCAGAGCTGAAGTTGCTGCCGAACAACCAAAAGCAACAGCAAATGATAATGCGAGTGGTGACAACCCATGGGCTGATCTACTGGGTAATAAACCCAGCACATAGTCCCCAACAATCAAACACTGGAGCCTGCATAAATGACAACCTTCCTGCCGCCGCCTACTAAGGAATCAATCCTTGAATTACTCATAGACGAACTAGATGGACCCAAAAAGAAATTATCTGCCGATGCCGATACAGTAGAGCATTACAGAGTTGCTTTGGGGATTGATAAGTCGTATGCAGAGTTGATACAGGGGGCGCTGGAAGGTGATTTCGCAATGGGCATGGTGATGTTCGCCACAGCCTTTGAGGGCCTTGATTGGACGTTCTGGGGGTCATCTGGTGCCGCCGAAGCTGAAATCTTATTCAAATACAGGGGCGTTTCCCATAGCGAATGTGGAACCATGGCTGCATCGTACCTAATGTTAAAATGTTTTCTCAATATCCGACTCCAATTGGAGACAAAAAAGAAGAAGGATAAATAGGTAGTATATTCTATTACCGGAGAAATTCATGGCCACCATTAACGAAAAGAAAAAGCCCGCGAAGCTAAAGGATAAAAGCCTCAAAAACGTCAATGACAGCGTTACTGAAGTTCACGATGCTATCGCAGTATTGAAAATTTCTGTAACAAAAAATTTCACAAAAATTGTCAATAACGCAAAGAAGAAAAAGCAACTCAGCGCAGAACTCGTTTCGATTGCCAATGACCTGCGAAACATTCACTTTCTGGTAGCGGGTGTTCATCTGCATGAAGGCCGCCGCCCCGGTGGCACCAATATAAAAACCGGTCAATCTGGCAAGCTTCCCCCCGCGGTGGTCACCGCGCTCACTAAGATTCACAGGACTATTGCGAACTTCAAACGCAATATGACCAAAAGATCAGGCACATTTATCATGGGGCTGGAAGGCCCACGAAAGAAATTCACCCGGATTGTCATCGCCCTTATCAGCGATATCGACAGCATTCACCGACTTGTCATAGACAAGCCCCTAAGGGCCGTGAAAGAATCAATCAGTGATGTTGCGGTCTTCGAAGATCACGAAGCTGAATTTGATGCCATGCTTAACGAAGACGAAATCGAAGGTTACGACGACGATTTTGATGAGGACTTCGATGACCGTGAATTTGAGGTCGAAGGTGAATTTGAGGATGATTTCGTCGACCTTGATGACTTTGATGACAACGAATTTGAGGTCGATAGCGATTTTGATGAATTTAATGACGACAATTTTGATGGTGGCTTTGAGTTTGATGATGAAGATTTAACCGAAGCTACAGCACAGCTGGCAGTATTCGAAGACCTCAATGTCGAGCGCCGGGAAGACGAACGTGTGTCCCCTCTAGGTGGCGGCGGATCACTTCCAAGACACAAGGCCCGTAAACATATTGCAGACCTTCTAAAAGTATCCTCACGTTTCTCCGTACGCGAAGACGATGACGGTGCATTCCTCCGGGAATTCGCAAGTCTTGTGGGTTGGGTTGACGCTGTTTATCATGATGTTGGCCAATACAGAAACGTGCGTAATAGCTATACAAGAAGCCTAAAACGAAAGAAATAATATAATGGCATATGATGCAGACACCGGCGAGATGATACCAGACCCACTTTATGATGCTCACCGGATGTCATACATCGAGAGCACAGTGACGATTGGGGAGGGGACCGTGATTAGGCAATTTGCCACAGTGTCCCGCAACGCCCAAGTCGGTAAAAACTGTTCTATCGCTCCGGGCGCATCTGTAGATGGTGCCATTCTTGGTGATAACGTGGTTGTGGGTATGTGGGTCTCGGTGCCGTTTGGGTGGATTATCGAAGACGATGTATTCATTGCCCCGTCCGTAATGTTCATAAATGATATGAACCCGGCGGCACACAAAGATGGATATGACACCGAAGAGATGTCTGCCAAGCCGGTAGGCATTATGCGCAAGGGCTCTTCTGTTGGGGCCAGTGTGGTCATGATGGCTGGAATCGTTATTGGGGAAAATTCCCTAATTGCGGCTGGATCGGTTGTCACCAAAGACGTACCCCCAAATTCTTTATGGACCAGAGATGGACGAATCAAGCCGCTTAATAAAAAAGCCCCCCGAATGAGATTCATAAATGAAGATTAAAATTGTAACATTCATGTGGGAACCAGACGAGCACTCATTTAGTTTTTCCCGAATGTACGATGAGACGTGGGTAGATAAACTTTACCGGGGCTTCAAAAGAAATCTGACCGAAGATTTTGATTTTATTTTGATTTGTGACAAAGATCGTGAATTTGAAGAAGATATTATTCAAATTCCATTTATCGGAAAACCATCCTATGCCGCCACGACCCAAGGCTATAAATTTAACGAGCCTTCGATACTTGTGGGGTTAGATACGGTTGTTACAGGTAATTGCGATCATCTGGTGGAATACTGTATGACTGCCGACAAGATTGCCCTACCACGTGACCCATACTACCCAGAAAAACAGTGTAATGGTGTTGTGTTAATTCCTGCCGGAATGTCCGACATCTATAATAAGCACAATGGTGAAAATGATATGGATTGGATCAACACCCAGCCCCATAACATCATTGATGACATTTGGCCAAACCAAGTTGTGTCGTATAAGAAAAATGTGCTCCATGGGGCGCTAAATGACGCAAGAATAGTGTACTTTCACGGCAAAATGAAACCTGATTCCTTAAGTGAAAGAGAACCATGGATCAACACCCACTGGGTTTAAAAATCGCGATTATAGGAAATGGACCTTCGCGCTCTTTGTACAAAGAACATTTCCGAGAAGAAAATTGGGATGTGGTCATAGGGACAAATGTTTTCGACGAAGAATTAACGGAAATCAAGTATACTGTATGCGCCGATGCCCAAGCAGTTATTAGTTTTCGCAACCGTCCAAATAGGGACAGGCTCGAAACGTTCAAGTTTGTGCTATCGGGTCGGGCACACTACGGTAGCTCCAAATGCAAGAACAGACCTGCCAGTCCCGATACTTTCAGAGACTATCTGGATGCGAACGATCATATCGAAGAAGTTGTCGATTACAGAAATATCCCCAAGGAATGTTCTGAAAAACAAAAATATTTTTCATCTGGCCATCTGGCCTTTTGGTGGGCACACACCAAATATCCCGGTGCAGACATTCATCTGTTTGGGTTTGATAGTGTCTTCACAGGCACCTGCTCACAGACGTATTCGGATAGAGACGTATCAGCCACAACAACCCAGCCGCCCATAAGAACAGTTTATGACGAGATCGGCGGACAAGCAGTAACATGGAACGAATATTGGCAAATTTTATTAAACGATTATTCGGAATTCGGGACGGTCACTTTCCATGGAGTAGAGGGAGACCGACAACCAGAATTTTCACACAAAACCCTGAGAGTAATACTAACGTGACTTGGAAGCCAAAATACTATCTGGAAAGTGAATTTCGGGGCTGGTATTACGACATCGATATTGCGCTGCTATACCTTATCGACAAATTCAGGGAAGAGTGGGGTGCACCTGTGTTGATTTCCCCGGCATCTGGTTCTATTGGACGTCGGGTATCAGATCCCACCAAGCCGGGCTGGACATCACAACATAACATTGTCAATCACGGCAAAGTTAAGGCTATCGACCTGATGCCAACGGGTATGGACACCCCGGCAGATAGAGAACGTGCCTACGAGATCGCGCGACAGGTCGGTTTCACGGGTATCGGGATTTATCCAGACTGGAGGCCACGCGCTGGCATTCATGTGGACATCCGGGCCGATAAACTTCCGGGCGATCCCGCCAAATGGTCTGCGTTCGACGTAGACGGTAAACAAGAGTATTTTGGGGTCATAGACGCATTTACTTGACATCACGTTTTAAACATGTAAGCTGTGTTCCTGAAATGAACGGAGATCGACATGATCATCACAAAAACGGTATATAACATGCCAGAGAAAGCAATCCGGGCCGCAATGCTCAAGGGATATTTCTCCAAAAAATCAATAAACGATGGAACAACAATCATAACGCTTGAAGGGCTCCAATGGGAGCTTGACGAGTTCATGACTAAATTTAAATTGGAAGATCACTAAACTATGAGTAATAATGACGACAAGAATATTATTGATGCTGACTTCGATCAATTGGGTGCCATGAATGACTGCTTTTCGGGGCAAGCTGTATTTGATCCCAAATTAACGGCAAATGCTCCCGTTGCAGGATACAGTATCACTGATTCCACTGTTGGGCAGCTAACAATCAATCCCAATAATTTGCAACTCGGAGCACTGACATATAAAGATTCCGCAATCACAACATTTCAAAATCCTGAAGTAGTTCTTGAGATTACCAGAGACCGAATGTTTATTGTGTACGATAAAGAAAAGTCTGTTGTTATGACAATTGACATCGATAACCATACATTTGAGCTGGGCGAAGAATTCGAAGGAAATCTTGATGCTGTGGGTGAACTTTTCTGGCATGCTGTTGAAAGAGCTGCCGATATTTCGAGGGGTGACTTCTAATGGAAATAATTTTATATTTTCTTGTGGGATTAATTGTCTCTGGCATTGCGGGCCTATTTATCAGAAAGATATTCACCGACATCTTTCTGATTGCCTTGGTACAATTCTTTATATTCTTTGTATGGCCCGGCATTGTACTTGCTGGCATTTTGTGGTTGACAACTAATCTGATTTCGTTTATTGTGAGACTCTCAAAAGGTACCCCTTTACGATTTTAAGGAGATGTCATGAAAGAGCGATTTGTAAAGTCCGTCATATATGTGTTCGTTCTCGTTTTGTTCTTTTCATCCCTTATGTGGGCATTGAGACCAGATCCAGAGCCCATACCAGAACCCGGTCTATTGACCACCTACGAAAATATTTCTTTTTTATCCCCTGTGGAACGTGTACCGGTAGTTATAGAACTTCCGCCCGATGAAGCATGGGATAGAGACAATCTAGAAGTAATGTGTCTGGGCTTAAACATATATCATGAAGCCCGCGGATCATCTTTGGAAGATCAGGTAGGCACAGCCCTTGTTGTGATGAATAGAGTCGCATCAGAGAGATTTCCGAATACGGTGTGTGGGGTTGTTTGGCAGAGTGCACAATTCTCATGGACAAATGATGGCCGATCAGATCGGACACATGAACTTGCTGCCTACGAACAATCAATGATGATAGCTGTGTACGTGTGGAACGGGTTTTACCCCGACTTCACACACGGTGCCACCCATTACCACACACGAGAGATTAACCCTTCGTGGGGCCGCTTTGGGTACGAACAAATCAGCATTGGTTCCCACATTTACATGAAGGTACGTGACAGATAATGATACAGGTCGATAAAAACAAGCAATCATCCGAAAACGCGCATAAACAAAGGATTGTTCAAAAATTGGGTGAATGTAAGACCGTTTATGATCGCGCCAACTATGTCTATAACCTTGCCTACAAGATTGATGCAAAGGCCAAGCGGCGCATAGGCGTGATGAAGTCCACCCTTGATCAAAATATAATCCGTGTAAAGGCTATACAAAGTGAGGTCGACCACCTTCGTGCGCTCTGTGACAAACAGCGAGAAATCATTGGCATAAATTCCAATGACCAACAAATGTACAAAAAACGGTATCTGGAGCTGTGTGAAGTCTTAGGATTTCCGGCCCATACTGTTGAAGACGGTGCTGTGGAACACGACGATGTGAAAGGTATGTTAGAGGACTTAGAATATGATTGATGAATCCGACCCCGAAGTTGAAGCCCTTGAAGAAGCGATTGTTGACCTAAAAGAACAAATAGAAATTCTTAAAGACGAAATGTCAACAAGCGAAGCCGAGTTTATAGAGATAAAAGAAGAAATTCAAACTCTGGAAGAGAGAAACACAGAGCTTGAAACAGAAAACGAAAATCTCGAAGAGCAGATCGACGATCAAGAAGAATTGGTCGCTAACAACGAAGAGCTTACTGAACAGCTTGCGGTGCGTACTGATGAATTACGGGAAGCCAATGAAACCATTGCTGAATATAAGCAGCATATCGATCTCGATATAGAAACCTTCCAAATAGACGAAGACAATCATACTTTTGTGAGAGACGTTGTGACAACCCTTGGCTTTGCCCCCAATGACCTAAAAGAGGGGTTAATAACTCTTGATGACATCATCGTGATGATCGAAGACTGAATAACCTATTGACTACCCAATTCTTTTATGCTATGTTAGTGAAAACCAATCACAAGGAACCATATTATGTCCACAAACGATAAAACAATCATGCCCGCTGCTGAGTTCTTGAAAACATATGGAAATGTCAAGATGACCCGTGCGGTCCTTGACCCACAACTCGCTATGGAAAAATGGGCGTGGAAAGGCATCGCCGCTGATGGTAGAATAGTACAGGTCCTGACACATCAGATCTCAGGGCCGACCCGTACCAAGGATCTGACGATCAATAAATTGGAAAATGATTTCAATATTGAACTAGCCATCATGCTGGAAGACGACAAATCCCCGTTCACAGTGTCCCGCTTCTAGGAAACAGTATGGCAAAACCTACAAAGAAGGTTACGCTCGACCGGAAGTACGACAAATCAGTTATATCCGAACCGGATTGGGATGTTGTACCCACCGATGAAGCAAACCGAGTTCATCTTAAAATTGATAGGCTCAATTATATTACTTATTTTTTCGACACTATGAAGCCCCGTCCTATTGTTGTCACTTACCTGACAAACGAGCTAGGCTGGGGTCCTGAGGAGATCACCCGACTAAAACGTTCGCCCGCATGGGCCATAAGCCAGACAGTGGAAAAACTGCTGATTATGCGCGCCAAGGGATGGGATTTTAATAAAGATGAGACAAACTTCGTCAATAAGGAGTTTGAATCCTTCAAAAATAACCCAAGGTTTGATCTGGAGCCCGATACAGAGCCATCAGGACCCCCGCCTATACGTAACGTCCACTCACACCTAATCGACGCTGTAGACGACCTGTGCGACGCTTGGATGGATGGTGAAGACGCCACAATCAATTTGTATGTCTTGTTTGGTAAAAAGCCAGACACACAAAAGACTCTAAAAGAACGAGTCCGGCCATATATCACCGGTCTCTTGGACGATCTTCTGGATTTGAAGGCCAAGGACCCCCAGTGTACCGAAGGCTATGACATCACAGTCAAGCAACGGAACCATCGCATCAAAGTTTTGAAAGATGCCCTGCAAGATATTGAAAAAATTCTTATGGCCGGTAAAACCAAAAATCCAAGACGTAAGAAAATCATTTCTGCGAAGAAACAGATGAGTTCCATCAAATATCTGGAAAACTCTGACGAATTCAAGGTCCGGTCTATCGATCCCAAGAAGATTGTGGGTGCCAAACGACTCTATGTCTTCAATGTGAGATATAGGACAATCACCGAGTATGTCTCAACAAAAATCAAAGGTTTTAGTTTCAAGGGAACTACCCTCCAAGACTGGGATGACAAGCTTTCCCGCACCACAACCCTGCGGAAACCCGATCTGTTTATTATGCATGTTTTGAAGCGAGCGCCATCCGGGATTGACCGCGAATGGCTCAAGCTGACAACCAAGACTGCAAAAACTACTGGACGGATCAATGAAAACTGTATATTGCTTCGGGTCATGGATAAATGATAAAGGAAACATCATGAAAAACGATTCAGTAGATATTGAAAAGTTGGGCGAAAATTTTAATATGGGAGCCGCCCTCCAAGCGCTTGAAATGCATTATGTGCCCCTTTTGTTGGAAACTTGCATTGATTGCACCATGGAATGGAATTGTACTAACGAAGGCAATGATTACTGGCATGGCGTTGCTACCGGATTCCGAGAGCATCCAGATACCATTGCCATGTTAACCGGTGTGCCGCGGAAACTCCTGATCGGGTATGTTACCTTGTTTGGTGGCAAAGATCGCATCCCAACAGATGTGGAAGCACGGTATAATGCCGCCGTAAAGAAAGCCGAACAAACGGGTACTTGATGGAAAATAAATTAATGAGTTCCGAACATTTTGCACAATTGATTGTTGCCCATCGAGACGAGAATAAATGCTCGTACATGGAATCGATTATTGCGGTATGTGAGGACAATGATTTTGACCCGGCTGACGTGGCTGGGTTAATTCCTCAATATATTCGTGATGCCATGGAACCAGAGCTTCGGGGTGTTCATATGCTGAAGCCCACAGACGTGATAGACATTGTGTCAAAATTTGGAGGCAATAATGGAGAATGAGTATCCAAATTATCAGGACCCTCAAACTAATGACGAACGCTTACTGGGCTTACTGTGTAAACAAGATCACCAGTTAAACACTGCCACAAAATTTCTTAAAGAAGAGAAAGCAAAAAACGCTAAGATTCGCGAGCTGTTCTCTAAATTTAACACCACACCAGAAGACGTCATCAGTAATATAAAATCGTTTACCGAATTCCGAACTAGGCTAAAAGTTTTGGCTGGTTTTGCCCCAGATGATAATATTACTGATGACGATCTGTTGGATATCATTGAGGACATGATTGATGCTTAATAAGGAAGACCTCAAATTCGAGAACATGCCCCCAGATCCCGGAGGTATGCGCCCGCCTTACTCTCCTAGAGGTGTTCGGCTAACTCATATCCCGACCGGCACCATTGTGGAGTGCACATTTAAGACCAGCCAACACAAGAATTACCGCACGGCTATTGAGATGATTGAATGGGCCTTAATGGATGAGGAAAACACTTGACACCAGTTGACGCCTATGTTATATACAGTGCATTGATGCTACACTTCACAACGGACAGTTACGACGCTGTCAAATATCACATGAAGACCAAAGCATCACCAGACTCTTTCTGGAAGAGAAAAGATAAATTTTTCTTTACCAAGATCGCACGTAGACACCCCCGCGAAGGGGATTTAAAGAATTTCATGATCGCCAATTTCCTTGATGGAAATACTTGGATCGGTGACATGGATGACGACGCGTTCACCGAGTGGACTAAAACGAATCAGTCCCTCACACAAACGTTTCGTAACGACATGAGCTTCATGTCAGAAGAGCACGAAAAATTTAATCCGATGCTCTGCCCCGACGGGCCTAATCTATCACCATTAATCAATATGTTATTGGCAGGGGATATTTCCCTTGAAACTGTGGTGATTATTGACCGTCTCACGAACTTTATCGACAAAACGGAACATCTCGTGACTGATACGATCCTTTGGCCTGACTTAAGGCGCAAGATCAAGAAGTATGCAATATTAATGCCGCCAATCGATAAAGAAAAATATATCACATTGCTGAAAAACAGCTTTACTTCTTGAATTAGATGTGGTATAAGTAAACCCTACATAATGAATACCGTGAAGAAAAATAACAAAAAAATATAAAACAATACACGGAGAATAAAACAATACATGTCATCTTTTGAC